GTTCCCACGGCAAATACATCGACAAAACTGCTAAGGCCGCAGTTCTCGCTATGTGTGAAAAATGGAAACCCAGCCTTGTCGTGCATCTGGGAGACTGGTGCGACACCACAGCATTTCGCTCTGGTGCGGCTGGAACTAGCGACGAGTCGGAGCCAGTTGCCCCTGACATTGATGGAGGAATTGCGTTCCTTAAAGAACTTCGGCCAACTCATGTCTTGGATGGAAACCATGAAAACCGCATCCCCCGATTACTCAATCACCGCAACGCGCTCATTAGCTATGCCGCTCAGCAAGCCACCAAATTTATTGACGAGGCTTTCGTCAAGATTGGTTGCCGCCGCATTCCGTATGATGGCGTTTTTCAAAGGCTTGTTATCGGTAATGTGACCTTCACTCACGGCACGATTTACAATGAAAATAGTGCAAGAGATATGGCAGAGATGTATGGCGGCAATGTCATCTTTGCTCACACTCATCGAGCGCAGATTGGAGAAGGACGCACGATCAAGGAAAGCACAGGATATTGCGTGGGGACGCTTACGCGCCGAGGTGAAATGGATTATGCAAAGGCACGGCGAGCAACCCTTGGATGGAGACAAGGAATCGTCTATGGAGAGATCGGTCCTAAATACTCCGCGGTCTGGCTCCTGACTCGTAACGAGTCCCAACAAGAATGGAGGTTGCCGCTATGAACATTAATAATTACGCAGAGGTTATTGCAAAATACAATAAAAGAAATTGCGAAAAGGTTGAGCCAGGATTTAAGACCAGAGCGCAATGGCAGCAAATATGGAAAATTGAAACTTCACAAGCTAATAAAAGATTGTCTGATTTTTTAAATTCAGGAATTATGGAAATGAAGAAGTTCCGAATTCAAACCCCGTCAGGAAAAATCTACCCAACTATTCACTACAAAGCCATTAAATGAAAAAAGAATCAAACGAATGTATTATCAATTTTGATTTCCATCCCCTTGCTGGATTGTATAATCCGCTTCTTCCGCAAGAAATGGTGTGGATGAATAGGGTTATCGAAGACATGAAGGCTGGTGGGATTGAATATCGTGTTGTCCTTGAAGACAAGGGTTACATGGTAGAACGAAAAAACATGATTGTGACTGCAAAGAAATGAACTATTTTGTTATTTTGATTCTTGCTGTGGTAGCACTTTGGATAATCACAGAAATGTTTAAACCGCGATGAAATTTAAATCACTTGGACAAATTGAGATAAATGGTGAAAAATGGCAAGTAGGCTATGGATCACCACGAAACGCCGATGGGCTATGCGACTACAACAAACGCAGGATCACCATCAATAATCGACGCTCTCGCAGTCTCTTGTCTGTGCTGGCGCATGAAACGATCCATGCTCGCTTACCTGACCTATCAGAAGAATCTGTTAATGAAACAGGAGAGATTATTTCTCAAATCTATGATTTATTTTCCAAGCAACCTTCCTGATAACGAAGACGATGAAATCCCTTGGCATGATGAATCACCCGAAGAATATGACTAGCTCCACAGACTTCTTTAATGAATGGTTCGATACCTATGGAATTCGAACCTATAGCCGCAATCATGGCACAGCAGATGGACATCGTGAATACATGAGCATGGCCTTTCAGGCTGGATACCACGCTTGTCTAGCCAATGATAGGGGCTATCAAGAACTCAAAGAGCAGAACCAGCGGCTCAAGGATGAACTTAACTGCCGACTGACATGAGTATCCTAAAGTTATCTAGGGAAGATCAAGTCCCACCCGGCAATTATCGTTTCACAGTCCCAGAGACAGGCTATCGCATTGCCGACATCCACACCCTACAGGAGCTTTACGATAAGGTAGAGCAACACTACCGCGATAACAACATTACCCTCCCCGACCAATGGAAAGAGTTGGTGGTAGATCAACTCTGCCGCCAACTCCCAGAGGGGTGGTGCTATTACTCTGATGGAAAGGAATATAAGGGCAACGCATCTCTGCTATCCTTTGACAATATCCTCAAGGGAATTACTAGCCTATCGGCGTTAGCCACAGAAGCCGCCGCTGGTGGAGACCCATTTGTAGATCAGAGTGAGGCTGAAGAAAGGGCCAAGATTTGCTCCAGATGTTATTATAACCAACGTAGCAACTTCTGTATGGGATGTGGAGGAGCCAGGGTGATATTAGATATGGTTGGCAAAGTGAAAGGCCAGAGGAAAACATCCATAGATTATGCACTCCAGAATTGCGGAATATGCGGTTGCCGTAATGACGCAATTGTTCATGTCAAGAAAAATATATTGCTAAAAGGCGAGAAAGAAGAGACAACTAACAAGCGTCCAGATTGGTGTTGGCTTAAAGCCGATAGCTTATCTGAAGCATCCTCTCAACTGCATCTATGACAAATAATACCAATCAGCCATACGGCCTCCTAGACCTCGATGAGAATGAAGTTCCTAAAACGAGGGTTAAGGATGCGGGTTCTGCCCGTGCAATGCTGTTTACGCTGATTGATGATGATCAGATTGCATCTTATCGTCGCGCTCAAATTCAAGGTCAGATTGATGGGAATGCCCCCTTTAACGATACCCAACTCAAGGAGATGGGACAGGGAGATCGCATCAATGTAAACTGGGGTCACGCTGAAGCCAAGGTTGAGGCGGCAGTCATTCCCTACTTTGACATCCTTACTTCTGTTGGCAGCTATGCCACGGTTAAGACCAAGTATGGCAAGGACATGGGTAAACGCGAGGAATGGAGCCGCATCATCACAGAGGAGTTCCATCGCCTCCTAGATAAGACCAACCCAAACTTCATCCTCCAGCATCAGGTGGCCCACAAGCAGTTGGTCATTCATGGTCAGGCTTGTATGTTCTGGGGGGATGCTATGGATTTCAAGGCTAAGGCTGTTGAACCTTGGCAGTTGATCGTCCCCAAAGGCTCCACAGTTGATTGGCAGAACTGGGAGTTTTGTTATGTTCTGGACGATATGTATACGGAGGAACTCTACCGATACATTGAGAATGAGGAAGCTGCATCTCGTGGAGGGTGGGATGTCGAGGAATGCAAGGAAGCGATCATGCAAGCTCGTATTGACGAGCAGGATCAACGCCGCCCGTGGGAGTGGTATCAGAAGGAGTTTAAGAACAACGCTCTCTATTACTCGTATGCCAAGAGCAAGATTATCAAGGTAGCCCACCTTTATGTGAAGGAATACGATGGTCGCATTTCTCATTATGTTTTTGACCGACTAAACTCTACTGAGTTCCTTTGCGCACGTGAGTCTTGCTATAAGAGCTTTTCTAATGCATTTACCATCTTTCTGAATGGGGTTGGTAATGGATACTATCATGGCGTGAGAGGGCTTGGGCAGAAGGTTTATAAGTATGCTCAAGCAATGGATCGGATTAACAATGCGCTACTTGAAGGCGTAATTGTGGATAGTGCGGTAATGATCCAGCCTCAGTCTGCTAAGGATGCCGAGTCTCTCAAGACCGTTCAGATTGGGCCTTATCGCATTCTTCCTCCCGGAATGAACTTTGTGCAGGTCGGAACTACCTCCAAGCTCGCTGGAGCAATGCAAGTTGCACAGATGTTCCAAGGCCAAGAAAGCGATGATATTGGTAGCTTTATGCCATCGGTTGCTGGTGGCCGCAAGAAGAGCAACAAGGAAGTGGAAGCGGAAATCGGCGAGAAAAGCCGTCTCACCAACACCCGCGCTGAAATCTACCTCCAAGCCCTCGACACTCATTATCGTGAAGTTTATCGCCGCGCCTCTAATCCCAACATTGTTGAAGAGGATCATGGGGGTGCTGAGGCTCTTGCATTCCAAGATGCTTGTATCCGTAGGGGTGTTCCAGCCGCCGCGCTTCTGGACATTGATTCCGTGAAGGCCACTCGTAGCATTGGACAGGGAAGCTCTGCCGCCCGTATGCAAGCGATGGAGCTTATTGGCCAATATCTGCCACAGCTTCCAGAGAGCAACCGCAAGCGGGTTATCAATGCGAATATCGCCGCTATTGCTGGTCAGACTGGCGTTGAAACCTTTGGTATCCCCGAAGAAACCAAGCCAGAGGGTAGTGATCTTTCAATCGCCTCCCTTGAGAACAATGCGTTTGCCGTTGGTGGTCAGGTTCTCATTGATCCCGATCAGAACCATTATGTGCATCTCACTGTCCACCTCCAGTATGCAGGAAGCATTGTGGAGGCTGTGCAGGGTCAGAAAGAAGATCCTAGAAAGGCGGCAGTTACCATGCAAGCCGCCATCCCGCATATCCTCACCCACCTCAAGTATCTGGAGGAAGACCCGACCCGCAAGGAGCAGTTTGAGAATCTCAATGAGCAGACTAGCGAGTTGATGAAGATTGCTGACCAGTTGAACAATCTGGCAGAGCAGATCAACGAGCAGGAGATGGCCCAGCAGGGACAGCAGGGAGCGCAAGATCCCAAGATGGCAGTTGCTCAGAACAAGATCATGCTGGATAGGGCTAAATTCCAGAATGACGCTCAGATCAAACAGGCCAAGGCTCAACATCAGATGATGCTCCAAGATCGCAAGACGGCACAGCGTCTGATGATCGATAAGGTAAAAGTTGCATCCAAATATAGTTCTATAGCTCCATGATTTCAATTCATCCCAATGCCAAAAATATTGTTGGCAATAGGTATGGAAGACTCGTTGTTATTGAGTCAACAAATGAAAGGAAAAACAGCAGAATTGTTTACAAGTGCAAATGTGATTGTGGTAAAGATCATCTAACCACATCTGATTGTTTAATCGCCCGAAAATCAAAAAGCTGTGGATGCAGATATAATTCTCGCTCAAAAAATCACGGGCTTACTGGAACTCCAGAGTTCAACGCTTGGCAGGGAATGAAATATCGCTGTACTCCAACTGCACATTGTCATGCGGATTATTTTGATCGCGGCATTAAAGTTGCAGATGAATGGAAAGGAAGAGAAGGATTTCAAAAGTTTTTACAATGCGTTGGGGAAAAACCATCTCCACAGCATTCATTGGATAGAATTGACAATAATGGGAATTATGAGCCTGGGAATGTTCGTTGGGCATCTAGATCAGAGCAAATGAAGAATCGCAGGAAATACAAATCAATTGAAAACTTTTCCACAAAAGAATTGCTTGACGAGCTTAACAGAAGGGGCATAATCCCCCAGTAACCAACCACCAACTAAAATGAAAACCGAAAGCGGGAGTAATGACCCTGTTAATCCGAGTCACTACAAATCGGTATATCCGATTGAGGTGATTACCATAACCGAACACATGAACTTCAATCGCGGAAATGCGGTGAAGTATATCACACGCGCAGGGCATAAGAACCCTGACGAGGAAACGACTGACTTGCTTAAAGCTCGTTGGTATATTGACCGGGAACTCAAGCGCATGGGATATGGACTTTCATAACCAATATACGCAAGGCAGAGAAGAGATGCGCGAGCAGATCATCTCATTCATCTACGAAAGGTATTATCTTTATAACCGCAACTTCTTTGGCAAGGATTCCGAGCGAGCTTTGCAGATGAAGAATATGATTCACGATTTAAGGGACATTCAAGAACAGGAAATTAATAATGAGTAGGAGGGGATTGTAATGTCAAGGTGTCTCGTGATAGATCACGGGCTTTTCACGGCATTCGCAGAGCGATTGGCTGAAGAGCATGAGGTGAGGTATTTTGTGCCTTTCAATGAGAAGTCATTCCCGATCCCTGGCCCTGCTTTTATTGGCGAGGGACTCAAGGGAGTGGAGCGAGTCAATAGCTGGGAGGAAAACCTAGATGTGGACTTTGTTGTGATTCCCGATGTGGGATTCATGTATCTGGCAGAGCATATCCGATCCCTTGGCATTCCCGTATGGGCGGCTGGGCTTGGAGAGAAGCTGGAAGTGCAGAGGTGGAGGGCAAAGGAAACCATGAGGGAGCTTGGTCTGCCTGTAGGTAAGTGCGCTCTCGTTACTGGAATGCCAGCCCTCCGTGAATACCTTGAGAATAACGATGATGTGTATGTCAAAATAAGTGGCTTTCGAGGATTGGCTGAAACTTTCTATGCTCCCACATGGAAGCTGGCAGAGCCTCGCGTTAATGAGCTTTGGGATGCTCTAGGTGGCCTTTGCAACATTTTCCCGTTCATTATTGAGCATAAGGTGGATAGCGTGGTGGAGGCAGGATATGACGGCTATTGCATTGATGGGAAATATCCCTCCACTTGCTTGACTGGCGTGGAAGTGAAGGACTGCGGATATGTGGGATGCGTGAGGAACTACGCTGATCTTTCCGAGCCTGTGAGGGTGGTGAATGAGAAGCTGGCCCCCTTTATGGAGGAAGCCAAGTATAGGCAATGGTTTAGCACAGAGATTAGGGTCACGGACGAGGGAACGCCTTACCTGATTGATCTTACTACTCGTTGCCCCGCGCCGCCGTCTGCCCTTGTCTGGGAGATGGTGGATAATGTGGGAGAGATTGTGGAAGCTGGAGCCAATGGCGAGCTTGTTGACCCTGTGTGGCGAGCCAAGTATGGTGCGCTTGCCGTGATTAAATCCTCCTTTGCAGAGGAGCGATCCCTTCCCGTGTCAGTAGATCCAGAGGTGGAAAGGTGGATCAAGTGGCGCAATGCTTGCCGCGTCGAAGACACTACCTACATCATTCCCACTCTTGGAGTCAGGATGTGCGAGGTGGGAGATTGCATTGGCATTGGCGATACGATGGAAGAAGCCATAAAGAATTGCGAGAAACACGCTGAGGGAGTGAAGGGGTTTGATACTAAAGTCAATACTGACGCTCTCCCAGCGGCATTAAAAGAGATTGAAAACGCAGAGGAGAATAACATCATCTTCACCGATGATAAGCTCCCTAAAATGAAAGACCTACTAGACTAATATGACACTAACTGATTGGAGATCCAATGTGGATCTAGCTATTGAGCTAAAGAAGCTCCTTGATAACCCTGTAATGAAACACGCTCTGTCCGTCGTTGACGGCTTGAGCATGGCAAAGACTCTAGGTAATGGTGCTGGCCTTATCCAGCAAGCAAACAACGCGCACGTTTTGTTTGGCTATGATTCTGGAAGGGCATCTGCGATCAGCGATCTCTTCATCCTGGCTGAAGTGCCAGAGGAGCAAGTCAACATTGAACCTAGTTACACCAGCGAATTTTAACATATGGACAACCCCACACCCACCACACCAGTAGCAACCATCCCCGCTGAACCGATCCCAGCCGCCCCTATGGAGCGTCCCAGTGATCTTTCACAGCTTCAGCGTCAACTAAAGAATAAGCCGAATCTGCCAAAGGTAGATTACAAGAATCTTGCTGAGATTCCCGACATCGGCACAAAGGAGGTTGCTCCAACCCCCGCTGGCATTGATGTAGTCCCAGAGAAGTCTGTGCAAGATTTCCTCAAGACGATTGAAGAAAAGAAGAATACTGGCCCGATTGAGGAAGCCCCCAAGGAGGAGGGAAAGACGGAGCCTGTTGCTGACAGCCTTGATCTTTCCGACCTTGACCTATCCAAAGACCCTGATCCAGTTGAGGAAAAGCCCAAGAAGAAGAGCAAGGAAGATAACCTTGCCGAACTCCGCAAGAAGGCAGAGGCGGCAGAGCTTGAGATCAAGACCCGCGATGAGAAGTTGGCTGAATACCAGAAGAGGGCAGAAGAGCTTGAGGCAGAGCTTGAGCGAACCGCTTTTGAGCGTAGCCCTAAGTTCCGCGAGAAGTTCCAGGCTCCCTACGAGTCGGCTATTCAGAAGGCTACCGAGTGGGCAAACGAGTATGCCGCTGACCCTGCTATTGCAGAAAAGGCTCTTTCGCTGAAAGGAAAGGAGCGGATTGAGTTTATTGACGAGAACTTTGGAGGAGGTGCGGCATCTGCCCAGTTCCTTTCTCTCATCAATGATGCTGACAGCAAGCGCGGTGCGCTTGAGGCGGCTATGGTGAATCACCGCGAGACTTCCTCCACGCTTGTTCAGGAAGAAGAGAAGACTCGTCAGGCCACCACGGAAAAGATCAACAAGAACTTTGAGCGAGTTGCTTCTCATCTCGCCAGCAAGTCTGATTTCTTCCGTAAGGGAGACGACGATGATCACAATAAGCTCGTTGATGATCGTATCGCGGCGGCAAAGAATATCCTCATGGGGACTGCTTCCGAAAACGACATGATGGTCACTCCGTTCCTTGCGGTGATCGCCAAGGATGCGGTTGCTGAGAATGCCAAGCTCAAAGCGGAACTTGCTAAATACAAGGCTCGCGTTGCCCAAGATACTGCGGTAAGCCCCTCGCCAAGGCGCGGGACTAGCGACATCAACGAGACTACTGGCAAGCCCAAGGGGGCAATGGATTCTATTCGATCCTACTTCCGATAAGATCACATATCTACCATGATGTAGATGTTGTTACGGAGTCGCCCCGCAAGGGGCGGCTCCAGCCTTAATGAAATTACAAACCTATGGTTTAGATTTATCGGCTTTCCCTAAAGCTACCCAACTAGAGGTTGAGTTGCTGATGGTGAAAGATCCCGATCCAAGTCGCTTCAGCGGCTTGAGTCGGGGTCAGCATATCAAGCACGTTATCCATATGCTATGGCCTTGGGTCATGGATGGATGGAATGACTGGTCAGAGCTTTGTCTCTGGGCTTGGACAAACTATAAAGAGATCGGGACGACTGGGTGCGGAGCCGCTGGTAAGACATTCACATTCTCGTTAATCTCCACGATTGAGTATTTGGCTTGCCCTATGGCAACCCGTGTTGCGCTCACATCAACGACAGTTCCCAGCTTGAGGGGTCGCGTGTGGAGTGAAGTGATGAACTTCATGCGCCCAGTCCATCCTTTGTTTGGGTTGAACATAGTTGATTCTCAAACCAAGATTCAATTTCAGAAAGGGGATGACCGACATTCAATTATCGGTCTAGCAGTTGATAGCGGGGCTGTAGAACAAGCGGTTGGTAAACTGCAGGGCTTCCACCCATCACGGACTATTATCTGCGTTGACGAAGCCCCGCAGAGTCCCCCTGCTGTTTTCGATGCAAGATTCAATCTTTCTATTGGTGCAGATTTCTATCGCTTTGTGGCAATCGGAAACGCCAGCAGTCAATATGATGCACATGGAAGGTTCTGTGAACCAAAGGGAGGATGGTCAACCATCACGGCAGACTATGAATCATGGGAAACTAAGACTGGTATTTGTATTCACTTTGATGGGCTAAAGTCCCCGAATGTCAAGCGCGGTAAAATCATCTTTCCAAAGTTATTCTCTCAAGATGACATAGATGCTTGCCGAGCCAACTATGGAGAGAACTCTCTTCAATGGTGGAGCTATGTGAGGGGGTTCTGGCCTCCTAGCGGCGTTAGAAACACAGTTGTTGATGCGGCTACCATCCAAGAAGGAAAGGCATCAGACAAGGCAATATGGGCGGGTGGAGGGCTAATGCAAGTAGCGGCTCTTGACCCTGCATTCACAACAGATGGCGATGATTGTGTTCTGCGATTTGGCATGATTGGAAAGACTGTTGATGGTGATACTGTTCTAATGATTACAGAGACTCACAAGATCATCATTGAAGAAAGGGTGGATTATCCTGCATTCTTTCAGATTGCGGATAGGGTGATTGAAAAACTCAATCAAAAGCGCATAGAGCCAGAATGTTTTGCTCTTGACTCTACTGGAGGAGGAGCAGGACTTGCGGACATCATAAGCCAGCGTTGGAAGAATGGATTCCATCGCGTGACCTTTGGAGGATACGCAACCGAAGACAAAGTGAGCGTAGAAGATGAGAAGACAGGCAAAGAGCTTTATTACAACAGGGTCACTCAACTTTGGTTCAATGTGCGCCAAATGATTGTTGGAAACAAACTTCGTGGACTAGACGAGGACACGGCGCGAGAGCTTTCTACTCGCCTATACTCGCTGAAGAAGGAAAAGATTTGCGTTGAGAGTAAGAAAGAAATGAAGGCAAGAACAAGCGGCAACAGTCCAGATAGAGCAGATGCCTTGGCTCTTCTTGTGGAGGTGTTTGTCAGGAACTACGGCATACAAGGGACTAGCGAAACAAATCAGCAAATGGAAGAAGATTGGGATAGCTTTGTTAGCCAAAATACGCTAGAGTCCTCATATGACTGACACAATTCACCGAGATAGAGAATCACTTGAAGGACACAGATTTGGACGCTTGCTTGTTTTGAAGCGCGGCAGGAAAGATCACAAAGGAAAATATTACTGGCTATGCCGATGTGATTGCGGAGTAGAAAAAGAAATCATGGGATACGCATTAAAGCGTGGACAAAAAAGTTGCAACTGCTTGTGGAAAGAAAACCGCTCTGGGAAAACTCATGGCATGAGCAAGAGCAGAGAATACATTCATTGGAGGGGGATGCTCAATCGTTGCTCACCAAATATAAAACATCCTTGCAAGAAAGACTACGCTGATCGCAGCATCAAGGTTTGCGAACGATGGAAAGGAAAAAATGGATTCTTGAATTTCCTTGCAGACGTTGGCCCAAAGCCAAGCCCCAATCATTCCATAGACCGCATAGATGTGAATGGAGATTACGAGCCGAGCAATGTCCGATGGGCTACACAACGAGATCAAGTGGCAAATCGGAGGAAGTATGTATCTATAGATCAATACAGCGAGGCAGAGTTTCTTGCGGAGGCCGCTAGAAGGGGCTTCAAGATTTATTCAAAAAAAGTTTGACCAGCTTTTTCATTCTGCTACGACTCGTAGCTGAACCAGAGGCAATGGCCTCGCAACCCACAAAAAAATAATGAAAGTAAAGTTCCTTGGAGCCGAATGCGATGTCGTGTTCGACCAATACGAGAACGGACGCACCGCGATCCGACTCACCGAGAATGGAAGCCCATTCGCCACAGCAACCATCAATGATCCCGAAGTTTGGCTAGAGCCTGGGCAAGTGATCATAAAAGACTACAGCGAGAACGAAGGAATGGTAAAAGCATTACAAGCCGCAGGGATTGTGCAACCTCTCTATCCTTATCTGTTGGGCCAATTCAATGCAGGAACTTGGGTATGTCAACTGCTCCTGCATAAAGAGGAGCCTCTCTACATTATCGGAAACTCATGGAGCCGCTAACGCTCAATAACGCTCAAAATGAACCCACAACATACACTAGACAACGAGGTAGCAAGGCTCCGTAAACTCATGCGCGATTACATTGACTTCATTGATAAAAACATGGGTACAACCGCTGATTGGCCTATGGAAGCGGCATTCGATGACGAAACTACAGCGCAACGCCATTGCGATCTACTGAACGCCATGAAGCGAGAAGTGAAACCAGAGGACATCAACTGATATGTACGGAATCCAAGACAAGATTAACCAAATCCTGCGAGGGGCAGAAACCATTCGTAAGAATCAATCAATGCAACCATTACTACACGTCAATTCCACAACCACATTTTTCGCTGGAAAGGAACCGCTGAATCCGATTGTGGATAGACTAGATAAGATAGCTGATCAGATCCTCATCCTTGAAATAGAAGTGAAACTTCTCTGCAAGCGATTAGATGCCGCCGAGAAACAGAACCAAAAATACAAAAACGCAATTGAATCACTATGAAAAGACCCAAGCCATTCGGACAAACGCATTCATGTGAATGCGGCAAGGACACGGAGATTGTAGTGTATCCCTACATCCCAGCAATCACCTCGCATTGCTACGATGATAACGAGCCGCCAGAAGGAGGCTATACAGAGCCAGAAGAATGCCCAGAGTGCGGATGCGGAATTGACTACGAGGACTACGCAGAATGAGCTATTTTCTTGTATTTCAAAAACCAAAACAAAAATGAACTCCGTAAAACTAGACCGACACAAAGAGCATCAGAAGTATTTCCTATCTGATGGAACGCAAGTACCGGGAGGATCTACTATAAGTAAAATTGGTGATGACGCAGGGGCGTTGATCCATTGGGCCTGGAAACTAGGTTGCGAGGGAAAGAACTACCGAGACGTGAGTAAGGAGGCTTGCGACATTGGTACGCTGGCTCACTTTTATGTTGAGGCATTCTTGAATGGGTTTGTAGCAGACCTATCCGACTACACGCAGAAGGAGCGGGATAAGGCTCTTGTGTGTTATCATAAGTTCCTTGAGTGGTGGGAGACTCAAGACCTTCAGGTCGTAGCCACAGAGATTCAGCTAGTCAACGAGGCGTATCGATACGGAGGTACGATTGACCTTATCGCCAAGCGCAAGAATGGGGATCACGTTCTCCTCGACTTCAAGACCAGTAAGAAAATCTCGGAGAGCTACTGGAGGCAATGCGCGGGTTATGCCCAAATATACAATGTGGTGACTCCGTTCCATCACATTCAAGATCACGCGATTGTCCGTATCGGCAAGGAAGAAGAGGGCGATTTTGAGGTAGTGTGGCGAGAAGACCTTTCAAAGGAATGGGTGGTATTCCAGAAGCAAGTTGATCTTTATTGGGCAATGAAAGCCGCGAAGCCAGAGCCGAAGCCCCGTGGGAGGAAGAAGAAATGAACTTTGATATAGTCGGCGGTCTTATTTGCGTATTTGGATTTATTATTGGAAGGATAACCAAATGAGCCTTCCTGCCAATCTAGACGCAGAAAGGGCTTTCCTTTCCTCTGCCCTGCAAAATCCCTCCATCCTTGATATACACGCCGATCACCTCAAGGCCGCCCTGTTCTCTTATCCAGCCCATAAAACGCTGTTTAAGGGGCTTTTAGCCCTCTGGAAAGAGGGCAAGAGCGTGGATCTCGTGACCATCAGCGAGTGGTTGGAGACCAACAACTGCATGGCAGATTGCGGTGGTGCGTCAGAAGTGGCGGCGATATACTCTGCTGTGGCGACAAGCTACAACCATGAGGAGTATTTCAACATCATTCGCCACTACCACACGGCGCGACTTGCCATTGCTGGTGCAGAGCGCATCATTGATTCAGCGCGTAACCCTGTGGTGAACGGGGAACTCTCCGAGACTGTGCAGAAAGCTCTTGTCGCCATTGCTTCAGAAGCGGAGTCAGGGACAAAAATTGAGTCTATTGGCGAGGCTACAACACGCCGCCTCAACGAATATGAGGAGATGGTGAAGAACAAGGGCAAGCTCATGGGGCTTACCTACGGCTTCCCTGCTCTTGATGAACACACGGGAGGCATGAGGCCAGGGCAATTGATTGTGATCGGTGCGCCCACAAAAGGGGGGAAAACCGCTCTTGCTCTCAACATCGCCCAACGAACCGCTGATGCCGGTAATCCCGTGGGAGTGTTCAGCCTTGAGATGAGTAGCGGGGAAATGGTGGATAGGCTTGTAGCTTCCCTAACTGGCGTGGACATATCCGTGCTATCCAAAAACCCCACTAAAGAAGAGATGGGTAAGATTGCTTTTGGCGTGGGGCAAGTTGGCAAGCTACCGATCTGGATCAGAGATGAAAGCTCTATCAACCCACTTCAAATCATGGCTGCCGCTCGTAGGATGGTGGCAACGCATGGCGTAAAGATGATTGTTTTTGATTATATCCAGCTTGCTATGCCATCCAACGCAAAGGACTCCCGTGAGCGCCAGGTGGCAGAAGTCAGCCGATGCCTCAAGTTGGTAGCCAAGGAACTTGGAATCACCATCATTGCTCTATGCCAGCTTAACCGCAACGGAACCGCCCGTGAATCTGATGCTATCCAGCATGACTGCGATATGTTTTTGGTCATCCGCTACCAAGAGGCAGAGGAGGATAGCAAGAAGAAACAAGATCCCGATGAGATCGGATATTGGCTTGACATCCGACTCGCTAGGAATTGTAGTAGAACATCTTTCCCGCTAACCTTCCAGCCGCAATACCTGCGGTTTGAAGAACGGGAAGTAACAACACACCAATGAGCAACTACGACAACACAAACAGCGGAGCCGCTTTCGAGCGCGACAACGCAAACCCCAAAGCTCCCAAGTGGAGCGGCCCTCTCAATGTGGAGGGTAAGGACTACGAGATCTCCATCTGGGAGAAGACAAGCAAGGCAGGAAGCAATTTCCTATCCATCAAGGTTGGCCCTCCTCGTCAAAAGAAAGGTGGCATTACGCCTCACAACAAGGCGAAGAGTAACGGCTACCAGCCGAAGGACGAGGATATTGATTTCTAAAATTTGCGGAATGGGAGTCGGAAGAGACCTCCGAACCGGGTGCTAATGCGTAAGCTGCCTTTGTCGAACACCGCAGGGCGGGGAGAAATCCCCGCCCTTATTTTTTTCAAAAATTTGTTGTTGACTCGTTTCGAGATTCTGAAAGCATGGGCCTCAGAGCATTCAACCATGCTCTGCACAACAAAAATGAAAACAACACTACGAGAGGCCGCAAGCAGGGCCGCAACATACAATGCAATGCTTAAGGTGAGCATCAAATACGCAGAAGAACACGGGCTATCCGAGATCCGAATCAGCGTTGCAAGGGCAAAGCAATTCTACAACGATCTAGTCATCCTAGAAAAAGCATTGGTTCAACCGACTCCTCGCCAATCATCGGTTGGCTTTGATCGCCTTGACGAAATCTTTTTTCGTCAGGCAAATGTATTGAACGAAACCATCAACAAAGTCATGGCATGAAGGAATATCATGGAGATCGTCCTTGCATTTGGTGGCCCCCGCTTTTGATGCGACTTTCAGAGCGCGGCCTCATCGGAACCCCGAAATACAAAATCAATGACAAACAACGACCTGAGCTGGCTATCCGCTCAAAGAGCCGCTGAAATGAGCTACAACGACCTTGCCGCAGAGTTGGATGGCCTTCTTCGCTCTTTGGAAGAAATTCAGAAGCTCAATTCTCTTGGCAAGACCCTCCTCATCCATGAGGAGATCGACAAAATCCTAACCGCATACAACCGCAAATGAAAACCAAACACACCAACCCTAGTCAGTCCCTCCGCATCCTCAAGCACCTCAAGACCGGCAAGAGCCTCACGGCCCTTGAAGCATTGAATCGCTTTGGATGCTTTCGTCTAGCCGCCCGTGTTCTTGAATTGAAGCGCATGGGCTACCGCATCAATCGAACCATCAAACACAACCGCAAAACAGGCAAGAAATTCGCCTCTTACTCCATCTAATTATGATCATCAACAACAACCCTATTGAGTTTAAATTCCCCATCAAAGCCGATGCCGACCGAATCTTGGATGCCGAAGGGCTGGAAATTTGTTCCATCTCTTCTCTGTGTTCTCCCGAAGAAGCAATCCGTTGGGCAAAGTTCTTCGCGGCGAGCTACCAAGCCTATGCTTTCCTTGACGGGATCAAGCAAATCCTTATCGCGGCAGGGGGCCACGACAAGGAAACGCACGAAAAAGGTGCGCCCTGCATGATCTGTGATATTGATGAGTTCTTTGAGAACACGATTAACGAGCCTAAAAAGCCTTCCTCAATCGTCACAGAATGAATTGGCTCTCCGATCCCCGCACTATCAATTATGCCTTGCTGTGCTTTTACGGCCTTCTCTTGGTGCGTTGGTTAGTTGCGGGGAATTGGAACCAAGTTCTTTATTGGACTGGAGCATTAATGTTAAATATAGCGGTAATTAAAGGATTAAAATGAACCCCGACATGAACAATATCAATTCTCCGCTATTTAGCGGTTTCCCAAAAATAGCTAGACTTAATCGTCAGGTTATCGTCACAGAAAAAATTGATGGGACTAATGCCCAAATCAAAATAACCGAAGACGGACAATTTCTAGTTGGTTCTAGGACGCGATGGATCACGCCTGAAAATGACAACCACGGATTTGCTAAATGGGCATATGCATATAAGGATTCTCTCATGGAACTTGGAGTTGGATCTCATTTCGGAGAGTGGTGGGGAAGCGGAATACAGCGCGGGTATGGTTACACACAGGGCGAAAAACGATTCTCTCTCTTTAATGTAATTCGATGGTGCGCTGCCGGACAAAATCCTAAACGTATCCCAACCGCAGATCCGCGCATTGAAAAGTATCAAGACATTCTACCAGCGTGTTGTGGGTTAGTTCCAATTTTGGGAATTGGAGATTTCAGCGAGGCAAACCGACAGATCGAAAGGCTTAAAATTGAGGGCAGTCAAGCCGCTAAAGGATACATGAATCCAGAAGGCGTAATTGCCTTCCATGTTGCAGGAAATGTTGGATTCAAGGTCACTATTGAGAAGGATGAAGAACCAAAAGGAAAAATAAAATGAACCCCGACACCACCACCGAGGTCGCAAGGCTCCGTGAGGAACTTGATCGCTTTAAACTAGGATTCCAAGGCTCCTGCTACGCTTGTGAACCAGTCGGAGAAATGAACCACAAACTAGAAGCCGAGGTCGCAAGGCTCCGTGAGCTTCTGAACCGAGCGATTGAGATTGCCGATGAGTTTTGGCGCAATCAGAAACAAGCGGTCACCGTTTGGCATGGTGAGTTGGCTGATGAGCTTGAGGAAATAAAATCAAATGCCCGACTCGCCCCCGCGCCAGAGGAACCAACTATTAAGGAATCCTTAACAGTTCAACCCGAGTGGCGAGAGCTTGGCCCTGACGAGGTGATTCAAGAGGGGGATGAGTATTATACTGGCAAGTGGACTAAAATAACTGGGTGGATAGGCTACCCAGCGTCAAACTTTGCCAAGGTTCGCACCCGCCGCCCGTTGCCGCTGGAGGGAGACATCGAAGACCTAGAGGAAATCGCGAACTCCGAAAGCTTACCTTCTTCTGTGGCAGCAATAGCCGCAAAAACAGCCTACGCCATCCGCTACCTTCGCGACGAGATCCAGAAGCTCAAGGAGGCCCGATGAGCGAGCGAGATGCCCTTTCTCCCCGCATGAAGGAGATGCAACGCCGCATTGATTCAGCTTCCCCCAATCGCACAGGAGCGGTCTCTAAATCTTATCAAGACGGCTGGGACAGAATCTTTAAAAAGAAAGTTAAATTTAATAAAAAAGCCTTATAAAATGGCAAAAAAGAACAATTACATTCCGTGGAACGAATATCGTCATGTGGAGACCCGCAAGACCGACGAAGACTGGGAAAACTACCTATTCAGGCTCTCCAAAGTAGTAGGAGACGCTTGCGAACGCTTTTTCGTGTCGCGTGGGATGACTCCCGGTTCCGTAGAAGTGAGAACCGACGCATGGAAAAAGCGGCATGAAATAGTTCCGTACGCTGGCGGGGCTATTCTAGACGGCAAATTGTGCCATAAAATAGGTTCTACGGATCAGATTCGTGACGAGTCAGGAAAAGATGCGTCCCGATCAGCCGTGGAAATTTGCCCCATGAAATAGTCGGATCGTGTCGAGTAATGCTCTGGCTGATTAAATCCTGAGGGATTGGACCCATGAAAAAGCCCGGACGGGATAGCTTCCCATCCGGGCTTTTATTTTTTAATTTGTTTGCTTAAATGTTGGCCTTCCATCATAAGGGAAAAATCCTTCATTTACGCAAAATGAATCTCCTATTTCCTCTGTCATTTTTACAGCATAATTTCCAGCCTTAGTAAATGAGGAAAAGGTTTTTACAATCTCCCAACCTTTTTCCCCTTCACGATAAACGCAAAAAACCCTTTTCACGCTATTTCACCTCCTTTCAAAATCTCTTCAGCCTTTGCCCAAGGCAACCATCCGAGGAGATAGGCCGCAAGGCCCCAGCGATCCAACGGAGAGAAACCGAACGGTGCGGCCATAGTTGACAGATCGACAAGATGAAGCCCCCTAGCGGCCTGCTTTGCAGCCTGTTTGTGACCTTGCAAAAGAAGTTCAACGGCGTTCATGCTTCCTCCCCGGTTGCCTTGGCGATTGCGGCGCGGATTAACTTTTCAGTTCCACAAAACTCATCTTTTGTAGGAGATCCTTGGTAAAAATCTTCTATATCAGAGAGGGCAATTTGCAAAGCGGCCAAGAGTTCGGGTGCGCTGGCGATTAGACGAGCGTTTGCTCTTTCTTCTTCGTGTAAAGGTATAAAGCGGACGATTTTTTTGTCTCCTTCATTTGCCCAGACTGAGTATGTGGTTTCGTCATATTGCCAAGGGGCAGGGGTGTGCGTTGCTTTCATGTTGTTTTTATGTAGTGCCGGAATCCCCGGCAGGATCAAGAGACTTTTCCCCTGACTTCTCCCCCCTGCATGGCAAGGGGGAGCTTGTCAAAATCAAATCCTTACCCTTTTACCTTTCCCGAAATACTCCCCATAAGTGAAAAGGAGGGAACTAATACACCATCCGAACTCATCGGAAAGGGCATCCGCAAGTTCCGTTTCTGGAAAAAAATCACTTGGAAAGGTTCCCGTTACTATTTCGGGGAGATCTACTTTTTCCCCGTCTGTATCCCATTCGATAGCGTAGGCGGTAATTTTTTTCATATTAGAGGATGACAAGCGCAAGCCAAAAGGCGACAAGCACGAGGGAAAGGACTAGGAAGTCGGTGATGATGGTTTTCATGGTTTTATTCTCCAAGATAGAATTGCTGGCAATATGTCAAAAGAGCGTCGTCTTCTTCTTCCGTGGTGACATATTCAGTCCAAGGCGTTCCCCAGTCTTGCCATTGCATGATGGAATTCTGTGCTACTCCATATGCTCCGATGTCGCCAATGATACGCAACGCAGGGCCGCCAGTAGAAAGAAGAATTTGGAACTCTTCAAGCTCTGACTCCCCGCCCGGATTCTTCCATCCCTCCCGAACTGTTACGGAAAGCGGGGACTGATAAACTTCATCTTGCGCCGCCTCCCTGATGTCATCATCACTAGCAAGGAGAAGTGCTGACCAATCTTTGATAGACTCCATCCAGCCGCGAGCGTTGCTGATTGCGTGATTCTCTTCCGTGTGCGTGTCTGTTGTCATGTGTTTTGTTTTTTGTTTCGCTCGGCGGTTGTCGCCTCGCTTCCTCACCAATACTCTAGCCCCATTAGCAGACAAGAAAAAAATACAACCAACTCAAAAAAAGATTTTCATTTCTTCCCGATTCTCTCCCCACAAATCCCCCGCCGCGCCTGATTTTATCGGCTCCTGCAGCCCATCCAAGATTGCAAGATTTATTTTCGCAACGCATCAAAAAAAATCTTTCCAAGCATAAAATCACAACGCGTCACAAATCCCCAAATCACCCCATGCCACGATACCCAGGGAGCAAAGAAAACTCGATAGCGGTCATCCTCGTGCCCTGTTATCTTGATGTTATTGACTAAAAGCCCATTTCCTCCCATATTGTCACAAATGGTAAAAGAGTAAGACAAGGAATCACAATGGCCAAAAGTAAATATGACTGGCAAGCTATAGAGCTTCACTACATGACAACGGGAATGTCATTCACCGATACGGCAAAGGCTTTCGGCGTTCCTATTAACTCTGTCATTCAACGATCCAAACGGAAGCAATGGAAAACTCCAGGCAATGCTGTCAGGAAGATTGAAGAGGGGAAGAGGGAATTGCAAGAGCTCCGGCCTGAGATTGTCACACTCGATCCTGTTCAAGCTGTTAAAGCAACTATCGAGGAACAAAGGGACAAATTCATCGGCGGTATCTCATCTGGCCTATCTCGCGCCGCTGAAGAGATAGGGAGGATGGACGCTGGTGCAATCATAGCTGGGTCTCGTGAGATCAAGTCTCTAACCGATGCTGGAAGGGTTATCTACAACTTAGGAGGCGAAACTTCATCAGCATCCGTGTCGATTAACCTCCTAAACATGGACGCAAGTATGTTAGCAGGGCAAGTGAAGGTATCTCCATCTCTGTAGGATTGCCATAGCATCAGATAATACAGAACATAAATAGTTCTGTTAGTATCCGGTAGCCTAGTAATTCAAAGCATTCTTTTTTTCTGTGGGTAGGGTGACGGGCACCCCCCTCGACGCGAGAAGTTTTGCCGTCGTTTCCGCGAGAAAACCTCTATACAAATTTTCCTAAAAATCCCCAAGTGACAGAACAGAGTTCTGCAACCTAAAGGTTGTGACAAATCCTATCGGGTATAATCTGGTGTCTTAACTGGCAAAATGTTCCCTATCGGGGTTATTATTGTTTGCGCTCGTAGACTTTTATTGGATGTGAATGATCGGCAACATTCCTGAAAGAAAAACTACCCACTTTTTCTGACAAGATCGGCATGCGTCATGCGTTACTACTTATTGATAGTTAACGACTTATACTACTCCTGAATGGTAGGGTGGTTCCCGTCCTTCTCCGAGGGACACATTCACCGAGATCTGTCCTTCCTAAAAGGATAGAAACTTTATTTTCTCTTCTTCTGATACGCAGGAGGATGCGCTCTCCCATAAAGGGATAGCGTTCTTATCTCATCTGGGAGGATCTGCGTGTGAATACGGAGGCGCAGAGAGTATTCTGGGTCTAGTTGACCTGCTATGGTTCCGCAATCTTGACCTTGTTCTATGAGGTAGATTGCTTGAGATAGGAGGGAAGATTGATTTCCGTGGTAGTTAGTTTTCATATCAGTTTTCATTATAGTCTAAAGATATGTTTATGATTTGTACATGATTGAGATGATATGTCGATAAAATCTTGTTTTCTATACATATCAATTGCGCACGGCTGGCTTGGGGCCGCCGCGCTTGATGAATTGGATGTGTTATGATACAGGCTCCTGCGGAGGGCATAAGAAGCCCTATGTTAAAATAGAGCTTCCGATCCCCCTCGGCTTTAGAACGACCTATGGAGCCTTACCTGACTTGGTGGGTTGGGGATAGAAGGAGTCTTTTCGCGGGGACTCTCATTATTAAAGCTGGGCGGCGGTCTCCAGCTTCTAACCTTCGTGGGAGGCCCGTCTCATACGATCTCCTGCCACTACACCAGATCAGTCATCCTGTGAGTGATCTGCTTGCAAGGTAGGACATGAATGAGGTAGTGTCAAGCCGTGAAGATTCTTGATAATGGAATAGCTGTGATTGAGGGAGACACGCATATCTCCCGTTGGGTGGAGATGGAGGGGAGACTTGATCATGACCAGAACTCATTGCCGATCATCCTTGAGCATATCAAGGAGGGGGATTGGGTGGTGGATGGGGGAGCCTTTATAGGCGACCACACTAAAGCCTATAAGGACAAAGTGGGTGATTTGGGGATGGTGTTTGCCTTTGAGCCTAATCCTGCGGCGTTCCAATGCTTGATTCACAACTGCCCTCATGTGCAAGCCTTCAATTACGGGCTTTGTAGCCACGGAGGAGAGGCTTTCCTTGAGACTTGTGAGAATGTAGGGGCTAGTTCAATCGGAGCGTCTGGAGAGGCTATAAAGCTCATGTGCTTGGATGAATTGAACCTGGATAGATTGGATTTCATCAAGTTGGATGTGGAGGGGTATGAATTGAGGGCATTAGAGGGAGCAATCAATATTATTGATAAGTTCAGACCTAAAATGTGGATTGAGGTGAATAGGTTTGCCCTTGAGAGGCATGGTAGTAGTGCTGTTGATTTATTAAATGCAGTTATTGCTATGGGGTATGATTTCACTTCATATCCAGAAGAGGGCGGTGATCAATACGATCTTCTCTGTATACCATGCAAGTAGACATATTTATTCGTAGCTGGCACGGCGATTTTAATTGGCTTGAGTATTGCTTGAGATCAATCAAGAAGTATGCTCGTGGATTTGGTAAGACTCATATCTGCATCAATGCCGATGATTATCCTTTATTGCCGTCTTGTGACGCAGAGGTTCATCTAGTGTCGGCTTGGCCCGATGGATATATCCAGCAACAGAATGACAAGCTCCATGCTGATTGGTATTGCAGGAGTCCCTATATCTTGGTGATGGATAGTGATTGCGTGTTCATTAGGGATGTGACTCCCGAATGCTTTTTTCGTGAGGGGAACCCTATTTGGTTGTATGAGGATGTGCCGCATGATCAGAGTCCTTGGTATCCCATCACTCAGGAGGCAATTAAATCTATGCCTGAGTTTGAGTTTATGAGGAGGCATCCGTTTGTATTCTCCCGGCAATCGCTTCGAGACTTTAGGGACTTCATGTTTAACTGCCATCAAGAGGATCTATCACAATGGCTCAAGAAGCGGCCTAAGGGGCGTTTTAGCGAGTTTAATGCGTTTGGGGCTTGGGCGTATCGGAATTACTATCGCCACTTCACCTGGCTCCATCCTCGTGAGATGGAGACGTATGTGAGGCAATCTTGGTCGTGGGGCGGGTTGTCTTTAGAAATAAAAGAGGAACTAGAAAAGATCCTAGCCTAGATTTCAAACATGGGGTAGAAGGGAGGTGCATGGCAAAGAAGCGCACAACCAAGCCGGTTAAGGCAATCTCCATTAAGGAGGAAAAGCGTGTTGAACAGGCTATGCAACAACTTCGTAGTCTGGCGGCAGAGTTCTTTGATGTGGGGGTTATTCTGCTTTCCAAAGAGATAGAGGGTAAAACTTTGTTTCACTATTGCCAATTTGGAAATGAGTTTGCCGTGAAGGGGATTGTAAATAACTATGTGGATAACATCATGGAAGATTCCAATTTAGATTGGGATGGCGAATGGGCTGATGATGAGGAAGACGGCGGTAATAATTGGAAAAAGGAAGAATTATAAATCAGTTGACTTGATTTAGGATAGTGAGGTAATTATTAGCCGATCATGGCTTCCCTTACCTTCGCACAGGCTAAATCCCTTTTTGCTTCGTTTATTACGAGCCAAGGGCCGTCTGATCCAGAGGTGGGTAGGGCAATCAACTTTGTAAATGAGAGGTTTATTTCCTCTGGGCAATGGAGGGGGAATAGGTTCATTTATTCCTTCACGGTGAGCCAGGATGTGGCCGGTAATAATTACTTTGATACTACTGCCGGGATTGAATCGGTATTGAAAGTGCTGGCTGTTGATCCCGACTATCTGACTGGTGAACTTGGCGATGTGATGCCTGATTGGTATCCTTTTGATGAAGGCAGCCTTGGTTGGCTTCCTCCAAATTATGTGGGAGACTTGCAGATTGTCAGGCAAGGTAATGTGCCAGCTAGTCCGCTTCCATCGGGAGCCACGGCAGATACGCAACGCTATCGCGTCTTGGGCAAGGTTCCAGAGAACCGCACCATGTATTGCATTGTGCGGAGAGGGTATGTGCCGCTGGTTAATTCCAATGATTTGCTCATTCCTTCCAATCGAAATGCTTATCGGTATGGGATGCAAGCCTTCAATTACGAGAACATCAATGAGCTAGAAAGGGCGCAAGTCTATTGGGACTATGCTTTTAAATGCCTCAATGATGAGACGGCTAGCTTTGAGGATGGCGAGTTGGCTCAGATTCAAATTCAAACCAAGGCATTCGCCCCCAGCATCATGCAGAACCTAGTCTAATTATGGCTGACCTCTTCAAATACCCAACTGGTTTTTCCTCCATGCTTCAGTCAGCAATGATTGCTCCGACCACGGATGATTTTACAAAAGCTGGATGGACTGAATCTGAGGGGCAAGATTATCTTTCCTCTATGTTTGGGGATATGTCTTCAACTGCCCAGCAGGGAGTTGTGACTACTCCACAAAACACGGCTCAAGCCAGCAAAAAGCAGTCTAACTACATCCAAGACGCTCACGATGCCGTGATGGATTTAATGAAAGGCGGCAAAGCTATTCTTCGTTCCTTTGTTGAACCAGAGACGGGTAGTGGTAAAACAAGCGGACTTGATCTTACTCCTTACAATAGGGTTGAACGCGACATCCGAGGAAACATTATTGGATTGTCAGGAAGGATGCAGTATGATCCTATTAGTGGTGCTTCTGTTGGTAAAATTGCCCCTGATTGGCAAGCAAAACAAAAAGGAGTTTCTGAAACAGGAGAAGCTGGCCCACAAGAATCAGAACAATCAAAGGCAAATAGGGCCGCATTCCTTCAATCAAAATTACAGCAAGGGGCAAATGTAGTTGCTGAAATTAAAGCAGGAAGAGAGGCGGCTGGGTTTGATCCAGAGACGGGAGTTTGGTCGCCACAAGATCAAGGAGTTGACAATACTTACCAAATAAAAAATGCTGCTATTAAACAAACTGCATTAAATAAATCAATTCAACAAGCATATTCAGATAAGACAAATTTGTATGGTCAGGCATATCAAGGAATGCCAACTAAAGGTAAAACAATTTTTGGTGAGCATGGTTATGTTCAATCTTATCCAGCAAGTCAATCTAGCACATCATCTTCTAGAGCTTTTACAAAAGGTTTAACGGAAGCCGAATTAAAAAAATCTAAACAACAACAAACATAATATGGCTACAGGATCACAATCTGCCGCAATGATGTTTAGAGTCCCAAGCTCTCGCGGAGAAACTACTTATGCCCCTACTGGATATGCCGCCTCATATGCTCAAGGCAAAGGCATCATGGAAATGATTGACTGGCAGGATAAAAAGCGGAGAGAGGCCCTTGAGGAGCAATATGCTCAAAGCAGGGAACAAAGGGCCGTGGAAAGCGAGCGTTTGGCACAAGAACGAGCAAATCGGGAACAAGCTCGCCTTGAGCTTCAAACTCGCCGCCAAGAAGCATACGAATCTCGCAAACAAGCCCGTGAAGATCAATATAATCAAAGACTTGATGATCTTGATAAAGTTGTTGGAACCATTAATGAGATTGACCCAATTCATAAAGATGCTATGGCAATGCTTAATGATGTTAGGTCTAGCCAAGAGTTCCATCGCTTAATGGCAAACCGCGATACTCGTCAGGCTCTTAATGATGCTTGGAAATCAAAGACTGGCGAGATTAAAGACATCATTGGCGGTATTCAACATGAAGCAAAAACCAAATATGGTATTGAAGCTGATATGTCTCAATTTCCTGTGGATGAGAATGGCAATTACGATTTCCAAAAAGGATATAACGAGCATCTCCCAATGATTGCACAACAGATGCAACAGAAGGCACAACAGACATATGAGGCTACAGAGGCTCCAGAAGGAAGGGTTAAGTATGCCGAGTATGATGAATATGGTCGCCCTGTGGCAAAGTTTGTAAAAACACCACCCATCGGTCAGGAGCAGAGAGTTGAAATGGCATCCGATATTGGACTTGTTCCGAGTGGAATATCTGCCAGTGGTCAAGTTACTTACTCAAGGCCAAAAGAAAAAAAACTTTCTCCAATGGAACAGTTAACAAAAATATCTGAAACCGCAAAGTCAACACCAACACCCTTGCCATCCCCTACACCAGAAGCTACAACTGAACCAACAAGATATATTTACGATCCATCAACAGGAGAACTTAAACCTCAATAGTCATGCCATCAGTTGTTTCTGTTCCCAATTTGGGGGATGTTCAATTTCCCGATGGAATGTCAAAAGAGCAAATCTCTTCTGCAATAAAAAACATTTTATCAAAAAAAGGAGGTGAACAAGCAAATGAAGATCAAATCAGGAATCAGCCACAAGCCGACCAAGAAGGCAATGCACGACGAGTATCCGACCAACAAGAGCCGTCTGTCGGATCTCAAGCCAACGTACAAGCCGATGTGCAGTTGCGTCCCCAAGACCAAGGCCAGCGTGAACGCAATGACCAAACCCGTCTAACCAATGAAGGACAAACAAAAGATGCCCAAGGAGGAATCCAAGGGCCGCAAGCAGGGCAAGGCATGGAAGGCCAAGTCCCTGCGAGGAACAAAGAGGAAGTAAAAGCTGGTGGAGTTCGACCCTCCTCCAAGCCAAGCAAAACTTTAGCTGGACTAGGAAGTTTTGCAGAAGGTGCTATAGATTTCCTTGGTGGACTAGGAACGGCAGTTATAGGATCACCAGTTGCGGCGGCCCTTGGAGTTCCTACTGCTGGACTAGGAGCCATTGCTACTGAAGCTGGTTTATTTACTGCTGGATCTTATGGCACGAGAAAAGCTCGTGAGGCAGTTGAAAGGGCATTGGGAATTAAGAAAACAATAGAAGAATCTCAGCAAGCATATCCAGAATACGCTACTGCTGGTCAGATATTGCCCATGGTTGGCATGGGGGCGGCAGGGTTGACCAAACTAGGTCAACAAGCAATTAGTGAAGGAGTTGGAGCCGCCGCTAAAACATTTGGTGCTGGCGTAGCTACTGGTGCGGCATTTGAGCCAATCCGATATGGGGTAGAGACTGTATTGAAGCACATTACTGGTGATGAGGGGGAGGTTGATCCTATCACGGGAAAGAGCGTATTGCTTTCTGGACTAATTGGCGGTGCGGCACATGGTTTAGGAATTGCAAAACTAGAAGAGGAAGGGCTTCCAGAAACAGCTAAAGCGGCGGCTATGGCTGATGCAAGGCAAGCAACTTCTGATATTGTTAGGAATGCTTCAAAAGACCCCAACCCTTCAGCACATGATGCTTTTGAGGAAGCAAAGACTTACATTGAAAATGATGATCCTAAATCTGCCACGGAAGCTCTTAATAGGGGTAAGGAAATCATTGCACAGGAAGAGGGAACTGATTTAGATGTGGCAAGGAATAGAGAAGTGTTGACTACTCACCTTGAAGAGCAAATTAAAAATTTAGAACCAACTACTGAAGCACCCCCTTTAGCCCCAGAGGAGGCGGCTCCATCTTTGCCAAAAGAGGAAGCCCAACCTCCTGTATCGGGTGCTGGAGAAGCCCCTGCTGTAGAACCAACCGCTGAAGCTCCCGTTGAAGCAAAACAAGAAATGGTTCCTACGCCTGGTGTTTTACCTGGAGGCAAAGAACCTCCAACAATGGCTCCTAAAGTAGAATATGAAAAAGGAGTTGCTGAATTACAAAAACTCCGTGGAGACGAAAAAATTTCTCTTATTGACTACCAAAAAGTTCATTCAGATGTAGCGCAAGGCATTGATCCTATTGAGGCGGCACAGAGAGCAGAGAATGAATATCAAGCTCATAAATATGCAGGATCGGAAATGAGCAAGGCTGTAAGCTCTGGCGAGATTCCATCTGGCCCTAAAGCCGCAGAACTTTATAATCAAAAATACAATCAGCGTCTTAACGAATTAAAACCCGCTGAAGCACAACCAACCATACCCAGTGAAGAGCAAGTCAAAGAAACAAGTGGGCTACCTACTCTCAAAGGGGTCGCCCCTGTCGGAGAAGCAAAAGTCAAAGCTGAAGAAGGAACTCCACAGAGGGAAGGTGAAGGTAAAGAAGAAGTAGCAGTCCCAGAGGGAGCGAGAGTTGCCTCTGCCGCATATCTTGCAGAGGATGGTAAAGTTTACGAAGGCTCATCTCATCTTGATGCGATGCAAGCCGCTCGTGATACACCTCGTGAAACTCCAGAGGAAACAAAGGCATGGCAAGAGAAAATGGATGCAGAGATTGCATCCAAGCAAGATCCAGCATCTCGCAACACAAGCGAGTTTGGATTTAAGGTAACGCTACCAGATGGAACTACTCAAGTAACTACCCGTGAGGCGGCAGGAAAGATTGCCAAGCAATCTGGACAGGCTTTAGTGGATAAGTTTGTTCATGGGGATAAAGCACATAGCAATGAGATGCGGATGGATGAATATAACCATCTAGGAGAAAAGCGCGTGTCTCCACAGAAGTTTGCTCAAGATCCCAAAGCCGCAGTTCAAGAAGCAATACCAGAACCAACAGAAGAAGTATTGCAAAAGAATCAGATGACTCGTCCTGACGCTGAAGCGTTGGGAATTACGCCAAAAGGAACAGCGCAAGCTAATTTCTTAATTGATTCAGTTAAGAGCAAGGTTGAAGAGATCGGTGATGCTATTAAATATCGCGGAAAGAACATCAAAGATTTACGCAAGGCTGGAGTTGAAGATGAAGCAAATCAACACGCCTCTGCTCGCATTTATGTTCCAGTTCATGTAGAGGAACTTATTGGAAGGGTTTTTGGAGAAACCAAAGATATTGAGAAGATGCGTCCCACTATGGATATTCTTGTTAAAGACGATATTGTTGGTGGCTACGAAGATATTATTAAACAAGTTAATGATCTTGAAGCAGAGAAGGCTCAGGCACAATCAGAAGGCCGTCCCACAAAAGCAATTCAAAACAAGATTGATTCTCTATCTCAACGAGGACGTGACATTGAAGAAGCTCATCCTATTGAGCAATACAAGCAAGAGATTGATAATGCCTCTCCAGAAATTCAAGGCAACATTGAACGATGGAAACGCCATGTAGTTCCAGATATGGATTCGCTTTACAACGAGCTAAAGAATGTTGATCCAGCTACAGAGCGTGAGGGACGAGGCTGGAAATTTGGAGCTAGGTTGAATCTTCTTTCTAAAACCGAAGAAGAGAAGATGACTTCCTATGGAGACTTAGATAAACCAATGCCCCAAGCATCTGTTTCCAATTATCGCAACCCAAATGTAAAGCGCGATAAATTCATGCAGAAGGCTTCTTTCCTTGGAGATTACTCCACAGATCCAGTTGCTATTCTTACAAACTCACTTGCATCTAGGTGGAATGAAGTTACAAAAATTCGATTCTATAAAGCACTAGAAGATAAAGGAGTTGGGAAGATTGTTTCCGCAGGGGAGGAAGCACCAGCTATGATTGGTGGAAAAGAAGTTGTAAGGCTTCCAATTAAATTCCCAGAAACAGATCCCAAGACAGGAATTACTCGTGTTGTTGAACAAAGTCTGTATGTGCAGAAGGGATTAGAAGATTCTGTTAAAAAAATATTGGATGTTGATTCAAGGCCACAACAGAATCCTCTAGCTAAAGCATTTACTGGTATTCAAATATTAGGTGTTGCAGATGCAACTGCTCACTTAAAAAATCTTCAAAACATAACAAGAAATGCACTTGGTCGAGATTCTGCTTGGGCTGATTTAACTGCTAAAATTCCTTTCTTGGGACAAGCTCAATCAGTTAAAGAGATAGCAGATGTAGCTAAAGAAGTTTCTTCTAAGAGCCAGCGTACAATAGACGAGAAGGCATATCTTGCAAAGATCGGAGCGTTGCGTCCATTTTATCCAGCAGAGGGCATTCAGCGTTTTCTTGGGACTCATCAGCTTCTCCATGATGTTGATACTGCAACTCGTATCATTCTTAATCGTCGTTATGATGAACTTATCAAGCGATATGGAGCAGTTGATACCGAATCTGCTAGACGCGATTTCATAAATCAAGTTGGAAACTACAATCGCAGATTGATGGGTCGTTGGGAAACTCTTGCCAGAGATACGGGATTCTCACCATTTATTGTTGCTGGTCGAGCAATGAATCGGTATGCACGAAAGATGATTACTGGAGATCCTGGGTTTCACACAGACAATTTAAAGGGAGCGATTGCGGCAAGGGCTTCTCAAATAAGCGGATTGGCTTTTGCCACGCTCATCCCAGCAATCACAAATATGTTTACTACTGGAACCCCATTCGGTCGCCAGGGAACTCCTATTGGAGCTATTGATTTTGGGCCAAATTACGATACGGAGGATGGAAAACGCCGTACATTTGATGTGTTTGCCCTTACTGGTCTTCGCCGAGGGCTTCGTCAATTTGGAATTGATTCTGCTATTGATGGGACTAGAAGCGGGAAAGATATTCGTGATATTGAGCGAGACATGGCAAATGGGTTTCTTACAACCAAGATGCACCCTTGGATTGGCCCTGCCGTTGGATTAGGTCAAGAGACTCTTACTGGAAAGCGATTTGACCTTCGCACGGGATATTCACAACGATATGAAGCAAGAAAGATTGAAGGGATTGGTCAGTATGCAGAAAACTTTCGTATAGCTTTAAAGCAACTAAACCCATTGCTTTATGGTGTAGCTGGAAAAGGTGTTGAATGGGCAATGAAAGACGTTGGAGGAATACCATATCCCTCTGAAGAACGATCATCTAAAGAAAACATTGGGTTGATTTCCAAAGCAGTTGGTGCGCCTCAAGTGGTTGGAGAAATTGAAGGGGCTTTAGAGAAACCAGTTATGGGGGCAGTTGGATATAAAGAATCGCCATCTGAAGCGATTAAACTTGCAAACTCATTTGGAGAAGCCGTTCAATTCACGCCAGAGCAAGATCAGCGTTTTACTTATCGTCGCCAAATACGAGATGCTTTGTCTAAAGGAAACGTTCAGTCAGCAAGGGATCTTTATCAGCAAGGATTCAATGATGGCATCCTTACAGAGGCAGATAAAAAAACGATTGGCAGATATATTAAATACCCGGACAAGGCGGTTCAAAAATTCCAAATGTTGAAAACAGCGGATGAAGCTGTCAGGGTTTGGAGAGTTGCAACTGCAAAAGAGCAAGATGCTGTTGCTGATGTTGTTGCCAGAAAGATTGTTGGTTCTACAACACTTCGACCAGAAGAAAAAAAGAAACTAATCAACACATTTTTCTCAACGGCAAAACCAGATACAGAAGCATATGAGATTGCCAAACGCAAAAAAAACAAATAGGATCTAATCTTATGGCAACCTCTAAACAGCCCAAGCAACCAGCCTTCCCACATCCTCCCCTAGAGGTGGGAGTGGCTCAATATCCTACGCCTGTAGTTCCCAATTACTACACCAAGGATGGGCATATCATCCTTGTCGTTAAAGAGAGCATTGAGAAAGGCAACTACAATCCTCAGCCGCTAGATGGTTCTGTAACCTACACCGGTAGGGACGCAAACAAGTGGCCATCCACACTATATCTCGTTTATCAAGCTCCCACGCCAGACGGCGAGTTTGTCTATAACACCTACGCCAATGATCGAACTTTGGCATCTCAAGACCCTTGGAACTACGGGCTAGATTACAGCGCAAACAATCCTGACTTTCCCATCACTTCTCGCACATATATTGTGCCTCGTAGTCAGTATTCTTCCACCACGCTAGGATCGGTTGATCCTGTGTTTGGCGGCACTCAGATTATTGCACAGCAAAAAATGGTGGAGTTGCCTGATGATAATCCTCTGCGTTCCCGTTATGTGGCTGTGCAAAGGGTGTATGAGAGCATCCCTGGCCCTGTCCTTACGGGTCAACAGCTTGATTCCCGTGGAGATATTGAGACCATAACCAAGCAGACCGTGGCGGCTGGAACGGCCCCGAATGCAGATGGGTATTTGGTTACTCAAACATCAGTAGAGCCGGTTGATTCTGTTAAAAGCACCAAAACATATAACACGGTTGCAAGCTACGCCACGTTGACAAGTTCTGAAAACAAAGCAGGGCTTCTTGGCGACACATCTTCTTCAGACCTTATTGTTCCTGCTGGAACGGCTCCAGATGCTCTAACCACAAGCGTTCTTCAGTCAAGTGTTGAGGCAATAACTGCCACCAAGAGCAGAAAGCGAACCACAACTTCTAGCGGCCCAACATCGTTGGGGGGAGAAGTCCTTGGTGAATTTGGAGTGGCTTCTGCTTCAGAAAGTATTGTTTCTTACGGATCACATATTTCTGTAAATCAAAATACAATCAAAAAGGAAATTACTCCTATTGATAGTGCAAAATCCAAACTCACATCAGTTGAGTATGTAAGTCCATCTGTATTAACTGGCTATCAGTATGATGATGTTTTTCAACGTAATCTTGAAATTAAAAAGCAAATCATCCCCGCTGGAACAAGTGGCACTTATCCAAATGAAGGATTGCTTTCATTGCGAGATGAATTAATAAATCCGTATCAAACGCAACGGACCACTGTATCTTACTCAAGTCTCCCTCCAGCAATTACTGAATATCATACTGGAACTTATACAAGCCCCACGCTTGTTTTTAGTCTTGATGTTGCATCAGTAGATTTGTCTTGCGGAGGAACAAGTGATTTTAGAATTATTGTAAGGCCAAACACAAGGTCATCCCAAAATAGGCAAACAACATTTAAAACAATTACAAGTTATACTTATGGCCCACCAACGCCAGCAGATACAGATTTGTTTTCGCCGGTTCTTCTTCAAATGGCGTATACTGGCATATTTGTTAATTTTGATTTTGGCGGCGTAATCTGTGATGCAATTACCCCGACATGGGCAACTAATCCGTGTTATTTTTGCGGAACATCATTACAGGGATGTGAAAACATTTCATTTCCCGCTACCTCTCCATTAAGCGCAACTGATTATTTGGGCCTAATTGGAACATATGTTAAGATTTCTTGGGAATCAAAATACTGGAGAAGCGGAATTTATCAATCAAGGGAACTTTGGGTTAAATTAATTTAATGGAATACTATCCTCAAATATCTGCACCACAACTTGACCCTAATGCCTTATCAGGCGGCGTGTCTTTTCAATTTAATGGCGCTGTTGCCGCTGGACAAAATAAATCACATTCTTTTAATAATGTAATTCCATCCAGAAAGCCAACTATTGTTACCCTGCAAGTTTGCGTAGATGGCGTTACTAAAAGTTTAGATGTTTGGGCAAATGGACAACCTTATTAAATATGGCTATCTATCTACCAAGTTGCGGTGATTCTAATTGCACTGGTGGAAGCCCGTGCGGATGCGTGGATTGCGGGCTTTCAGATATTTCTGGAAGCACTTCTGTTTATATTGAGCTTTCCACGCCAGATGGCGTTTTTACTGCAAATGGAACAATAACGGCAGTTTCAGATGATCGTTCATGCACAGGTATTGCATATGATGTTTATTACGCATATGATTCTAATTTTGGAATAGGTTTTAGAATAGCCCCACACATTTCATACATTATTGGACTAAGTGGTAATTATGCTTATGGAACTTGTGGTTATTCACTTCTTATTGATTCTGGCGTTTTAAGTTGCACTTCAACACCAAAACAAATAACTGGATCTTGGCAAGTTCAGCAAGTATCAGGGCCATGTCCCACAACTTATTATGTTGTCGGACTTACTCTTGCTTGGACATAATTCTTCATTGACACATTGCTTTTTGTTGCGATACAAAGACCGCAATAGAAAATGATTGTAGCAATCTCTTATCATCAAGGCGACCAGCCTCTCATGGTTCGCTGGGCAAACAGGGTCAAGCAACTCGGCCCTTATCTCAACCATGAGATTATCCTATCACCCTGCCACGGGGCTACCACAGACAAGATCAGGCTTCCTCTAGAGAACTGCTTCCGTAAGGTGCATGTCGTTCCCTCTGGTCATGCAGAGAAAGGATGGCCCGTGAGTTGCAATCGAGCTTTCCAAAATATCTGCTGGCATTCCATCCTCACCACTCGCCAGCCATTCCTGTTCATGGAACCCGATGCCATTCCCTTATGCGAAGGGTGGCTTGATCAGATTGAGGCAGAGTATAGGTCTTGCGGAAAGCCTTTCATGGGAGACTTTGTAGAACTTTCCAGTAGCGACATTCAAAATGGAATTGATCACATGAGTGGCGTTGCCGTTTATGATTGGAACCTAGCCATTACTGCCCCACGCATTTTCAATTGTAGCAATGGGACTGAAGAGTTTGCCTGGGACATTTGGGCGGCATCAGATATTCTTCCCAAGATGCACCGCACTAATCTCATTCAGCACGACTGGCGGGGAACCGGCGATCAACCGCATCAATGGAGAAAAAATAATGTTGATCCTTCCTTTGTGAAGGCCGGTGCAGTAATTTATCATCCAGACAAGCGAGGCGTATTGCTAAACGATGGTCTTGCTGGAGAGGGAACTAGAGTCGTAGGAGAGCTACGGACGGGTGCGACAGAGATCGCTGCCTCATTTGAACAGCCTTCTCCAGCCCCAATTTCCAATGAAGAAAAACCGCAAATACAATCTGAAGAAGCCCCGCAAGATCAACAAGCCATCGTCGTTGAGCGGTTCTATTCAATCCTTGCCTCCGCAGAGTCCAATCCCGGCCTCAAGCGCAAAGTCAAGCAAGCCCTCGTCCAACATGGGTGGATCAAAAAAACCAAGGGTTCCAAGCAGCTTGGAAAGAAAGTTCGACCTTCTCTGGGCAAGCATAGGCGGCCAGCCGTTGCTGATGGAATATCGGTTCCATCCTGTGAGGAAGTGGAGGGCTGATTACGCTCACGAGCCAACAAAGACGCTCATTGAAATCGAAGGAGGGGCTTGGGGAGGCCGTCACGCACGAGGAGGAGGATTCCTTAAAGACGCAGAGAAATACCTAGAAGCCGCTTTCATGGGATGGAGACTAATCCGACTTACCGCGCCTCTCATTACCACAGAAAACCTAACCCGCCTCAAATCATACCTTGAAGTTTAGATTTCACGCTCTGGGGATTCCGCACACAATCTCCAATAAAGACTATGTAGCCTGTGCCTTCACGCAGAAGGTGGTGAAGTTCTGCAAGATGATGAAGGCCCGTGGGCATGAGATCATCCATTACGGACACGATCAAAGCGAAGTGGATTGCGATGAGAACGTGGGGGTGACCAATGATGCCATCCTCAAGGAAGCCTATGGAGATTACGATTGGAAGACACAGAACTTTAAGTACGACCTAGAAGACGTAGCGTATAAATATTTCTACAAAAATTGTATAGATGAGATAGGCAAGCGTAAAGAAAAAGGCGATTTCTTGCTATGTTTCTGGGGATGGGGACACAAGGCAATCGCAGATGCCCATCCAGATATGCTTATCGTGGAGCCAGGGATCGGCTACAGCGGTGGCATATTCGCCCCCTATCGCGTCTTTGAAAGCCAGTCTCTTATGGCGGCGTATTACGGAATGCAAGCAGTCAATAGACCGGGGCATTTCTCTTGGTATGATGCCGTAATCCCTAATTACTTTGATCTGGAGGACTTCACCTACAACGAGTCAAAAGAAGATTACTTCCTTTGTTTAGGAAGAATTGGATCGCACAAGGGAGTGGACATTGCTATTCAAGCAACGGAGGCTATTGGTGCAAAGCTGAAGATTGCAGGACAGGGCAACATTCTGGATATGGGATATGATAAGATTCCAGATCATGTGGAGTATTGCGGATATGCTGGAGTAGATAAGAGGCGCGAGCTTATGGCGAATGCCAAGGCGCAATTCGTTCTCACCACCTACGGAGAGCCATTTGGAGGCACACAGATTGAGGCCATGCTATCAGGAACGCCCATTATTTCTACTGACTGGGCTTGCTTTGGGGAGCTAAATCTTCATGGGATTACCGGCTATCGTTGCCGCACATTTGAGCATATCACTTGGGCGGCAAAGAATATCGAGAAAATTAATCCAATGAATTGCCGTAAATGGGCAGAGAATTTCTCGCTAGAGAAAGTTGCTGCCATGTATGAGGAGTTCTTTTATAGCATCTCTAACATCTATAATGGCAAAGGGTGGTATGAGCCTAACCCTGATAGAGATAACTTAGATTGGCTTTATAGAAAATTTCCCTTGACGAGTTAATTAGTTTTGTTGTAGGCGTTGGATTGCGTATTGGGAGTCGCACCCTAAATAAAACTGGCGTATTGAAGTTTCGCCGCCTTCGCCAACGAATTTATCACGACGATAGATTCATAAACACTAATCAATTTAATAATTATGTCTAGCACAATTTCATGCTCTACGGTAAATGACATTTTTGAACGTGAGACAAACAGGTTCAATGTGGATATTTACGAGCGTTACTCTGTTGACGGCCCTTGGGGTCGCCTCGTTCGCGTTGGTAAGTTCCCCCTCGGAATGGGCACGACCCTGACGGAAGTTACGGTTGAGCGCGTTCTTTCGGGTAACTTCGAAAACACCTGGTCGAACGTCTCCACCTCGTCGGGACTTGGTAGCCCCAACAACGTTGCGGGTTGCAATCCTACTCCTAACAACCTTGCGTTTGGTCAGACCCTCCGCACTTGGCAGCTTCAGACCCAGAGCTATCAGACTCCTTGCATCTGCTTGGACGATCTGAAGACTGCGTTCCAGATTGAGGCTCAGGTCGGCAAGACCGTTCATCAGCTTACCCAGCTGACCAAGACGGTTCTTGACAACCGCCGCCGCTCGGAGTTCCTCCGTATCGCTGGCAAGCTGGTCGCTGGAGATGTGAGCCAGACTGTCTATCAGTCTGCCGCCATCAACGGAACCACCGTGCCTAACGCTTTGTATAACAGCGCGACTGGCAATGCGATCCCCGCTCCTACGGCCAAGCTCTCGCAGGATCTCCTTGATGTTCTGCGTGTTCAGCTTATCCGCGATGGTGCTGGTCACAATGCGCTTGGTAAGGAGAATGGCGTTCCCGTCCTCGGTCTGATCACCAGTCCTGAGACGAGCCGCGATCTGCTCCGTAACAACGCTGATCTGCGTCAAGACATCCGCTATGCCACCCCTAGCGAGCTTATTGCTCCTCTTGGTGTCGAGCGTTCCTTCGCTGGATTCTACCACATGATTGATCTGGAGCTTCCCCGCTTCACGTTCAGCGGCAACAACTGGCAGCAGGTTTATCCCTACATCCAGTCTGCCACCTCGAATGGCTACACTTGGGAGGTTAACCCCGCCTACAATGTCGCCCCCTACGAGGTCTCGTACATCTTCCACCCCGATGTGTATGAGGAGAGCGTTCAGCAGGTTGGCCCCAACATCCCCGGTGCGCCGTTTGATGACTATCCCTACTACTACAGTGGGCAGTTCTTCTGGCTCAACATCCGTGATGCTGTGAACAACCCCCTCGGCAAGATCGGTCGCTGGCTGGCAATCTTCCAGTCTGGCTCCCACCCGATTGCTCCGTATCTTGGTCGCGCTGTGATCCACAAGCGTTGCCCGTATGATCTGAGCTTCGCCGGTTGCTCCTATTCCTAATAGATAGGTATTCAAAGAAAGCCCCTCTGGAGAAATCTGGAGGGGCTTTTCTGTTGACTGGATTATTGCAAATAGTGTTTATTGAAAATATGTCTGCCGCTTCATTTCCTATTAACATTGAAAGGAACTCTGATTATCTTTTGGTTGTTACCTTGAATGATGGAAACACCCCTCCTAATGCCATTAATTTAACTGGAGCTACGATTGTTGCTCAAGTAAGGGATTTCTCTGAAGGGAATCTAATTGCTTCTTTTGAGCCTACAATTTTAAATGCGGCTGATGGTTATCTTCAGCTTGCGATGAATGCCTCGACCACCTTAAATATCCCAACCACCTCTGGTGAAAACTTTCACCGATATGATGTGTTGGTATCTTGGACCAATGGAACACAGATTCGGGTGATGGAAGGAAATCTTTACGCAAGCGATTACATTTCTCAATGAGCAATAATGTTGTTATTTCAGTTAATCCAGATGGGACAACTAGCTTGTCTTCGTCAAAAGTAACGCAATTTCTTCAAGGGGCGCAAGGTGTGCAAGGTCCTGTTGGTCCCGCTGGATCGACTGGTCCTCAAGGACCTACTGGACCAATAGGAGTAACAGGAGCCACAGGTCCTGCTGGAGGACCTACAGGTGCTACTGGTGCAACTGGTCCTGCTGGACCTGCTGGTGGTCCTACAGGCGCAACGGGAGCTACAGGCGCAACAGGCGCATCTGGAGCGACAGGACCACAAGGGCTTCGCGGATTTACTGGTTCCACAGGGGTGACGGGAGCCACAGGCCCTACTGGAGTTGGAACTACAGGAGACACAGGAGCCACAGGAGCTACAGGCGCAACTGGACCAAAAGGAGATACAGGTGCTACTGGACCACAAGGTCCTGCTGGTCCAGCTGGTGGTCCTACTGGTCCATCTGGTGCTACAGGAGCTACGGGTCCTGCTGGTCCCGCAGGAGGCCCAACTGGAGCTACTGGAGTTACTGGCCCTACTGGAGCAACTGGACCGATTGGACTTACAGGAGCTACTGGCTCAACTGGTGCCAGTGGTGCTAGTGGAGTAAGTGGAATCCAAGGCGTTCAAGGTCCTGCTGGACCTCAAGGAATTGTTGGACCACAAGGGCCTTCTGGGGCTACTGGTCCCACAGGCGCAAGTGGATTGCAAGGTCCTAGCGGGGCTACTGGCCCATCTGGATTGATTGGTGCTAGTGGAGCAACTGGTGTTACTGGCGCATCTGGAGCTACTGGTGCTTCTGGATTACAAGGACCCAGAGGACCAACTGGTGTGGTTGGCGCAACAGGACCAATCGGATCAACAGGACCAACTGGAGCCGTTGGATCTACTGGCCTTATTGGGCCTACAGGTGCTACTGGTGTAGTTGGATCTACTGGTCCTACAGGACCCATTGGTGCAACAGGAGCAACTGGCCCCGTTGGAGTTACTGGATCTACAGGGCCTATAGGGGCGACTGGTCCTACTGGAGCAACAGGAACAGGGATTAACATTAAAGGGATTGTTGCAAATGTGGTTGATCTTCCTGCCCTTGGAAACACAGAGGGCGATGTTTATATTGTTCAATCTATTGGTGATGCTTATGTTTGGGATGGATCGTCATGGCAAAATGCTGGACCTATTGTTGGCCCCGTTGGATCTACTGGTCCAATAGGGGAAACAGGCCCTACTGGTCCAACAGGAGCAACTGGCGCAACTGGCCCTGTTGGATCAACTGGAGCAACTGGTTCAGTTGGAGCTACAGGTCCTAGAGGGGTGACGGGGGCTACTGGACCTACAGGGGTAACAGGGGCAACAGGTCCGATTGGAGTGACGGGTGCGACTGGAACTACTGGTGATATAGGAGCAACTGGAGCTTCTGGCGTAGTTGGCGCGACTGGATCTACTGGAGCCGTTGGGCCTACTGGAGCGACTGGACCTGCAGGTGTGACAGGAGCTACTGGACCTATTGGAGTAACGGGGGCAACTGGCGCAACTGGAGCTTCTGGAACTGCTGGTGCATCTGGTGCTATTGGATCTACTGGACCACAAGGGCCGCAAGGCATGCAAGGGGTTCAAGGAAATGCTGGACCAGCAGGGCCGCAAGGACCGAAAGGAGATCCTAGCATTCCGTATAATTGGGCGCAACCATCGGGAGTTATTTTTCAAAATGGAGGATATGGAGACATAGGACTTAAACAAAATGCCCTGACATTTTTACCAAGCACATATGGTCCGAATACATCATTAACTGGAAATGAATTGGTTATTTCGGCAGGATTTGGAAATGAAACAAAATTAAATATAGATAAACTTAATCTTCATAATTCATCTTTATCTGGCCCTGGCGGAACAGCATCTACTTTAAATGCTGATTATGGATTAACTGGCCTAAAAATTGAGTCATCTACATTCAATGATAACTATAATTATTCACATAGTTTTTCAAATTTATTGAATGATGGGTTGTTATTTAATTCAACATTAGCATCTGGAGATAGCGGCAATCATTCAGTTTCAATAACCAGTGGTTCATATTTAGCACAAAAAATTAATTTTAATGATACTATAAATGGCTCAACTATTGAATCTGGAATAAGTGCAAGCAATATTCACTCTTATACAAAGAATGATACCGACACACTTACAGTTGACATTACTGGCACAGGTATTGTTATTAAAGATGAAAAATCAAATGAAACAATAGTTGGAAATTACAATTCTTCTGTATTTAATTTTTCTGATTCTTTAGCTGGAAATACCAAAAATGCATCTTGCGGTATTGATGGCTTTCAACTTAAGGATACTCTTAATGGAACTTTAAATCCAGAAACTTTATCTAGTTCTTTTGGATTATCTAGCCTTTCATTCAATGATAGTATTGGAGGAACTCTACATCCAGAAACATTATCTAGCTCTTTTGGAAAAGATTCTTTTTTTATTCAAAAAGTATCCCCCAATGAGGGCACTATTTCATCTAATATAACTTCATCTATATTTGAATCGTATTCACTAAATGAAACAGACACAATAGGTGAAACAATTTCAATGGGTATTGATGAACATGGGCTTGTCGCATCTGATTCTCTTAATAATCAAATTGATGTTCATCCAACATATTTACAAATAACGGATAATCTACAAGGGCAGGGCCAGTTATTAGAAATGGCTTTTGGTGGAGACACGATTTCACCATATTTTCAAATAGGAATGCCAGATTCACTTGGAACTCAATATACTGTGTATATTCCAGTCCCAACAATTGCATCTGGTTCCCAGCAAGGCAATTATATCAATGCACAATGGCAAGAAATTTCAATTTGCTCTGATGGGAATAGCGTTAAAATGCTGGTTTTGGCATCAGATACATACAACTAAATTATGAACACACAAAGTCGCCCCAAAGTTCCACCTATTCCACCATCCCCGCCAATTCAGAAATAGCTCTTGACTAAAATGTAGCCATAACCTAAACAATCAATATGCCTTCTTTTTCCATCCCCAAAGATTACAATGTGCCATCTGGAGTGAAGGACGGCGCAGAGTTTAGCGACATTGCCTCCTTCAAGATTGACGGAGATCAGATCCACATCCTAGCCATTGGAGAGGACAAGACTCCAATTGGCGGTAAGTCCGACAAGGAAGAGAAGCCAAAGGGAGCGAAACAGGCCGTGAAGGAACAGCTCGCCGCTATGGAGGACAAGAAGGGATCTGCCGAAATGGAAGACACTGGAGAACAATACGCCGAAGGAGGCGAGGAGGAATAATTATGAGCTACCCAACTATTTATCAACCCGCCGTCGCTAACACGATGGATCAAGAAAATGTTGAGCTTGCCAAGATTCTTGATGCCGTGAGTGGCGTTGGATACGATTACGTTTTTTCCAATTATGTTGCGGCGGACAAACCGGGAACCGTGGTCATCAAAAATGGAGATCAGGTTCTAAAAACGCTTACCATCTCTTACGATGGAAGCAATAACATCACATCCATTGTCCGTAGCTAATGGCTCTTACAGATAACATTTTAGCTTACTGGAACCTTAATAATAATGGTTCTGGTGGGGTTTCATTACTGGATTCTACCAGTAATGGAAACAATCTTATCGTAAATGGCTCTCCTGATCCGTCTTTGGGATCTGGTATTATTGCAGGAGATGCGGTTGGAAATGGATCTGGTTATTATAGAACCACAAATTCTTTAGATTTTTCTGGTGACTTCTCTATTAATTATTGGGCAGCAATTCCAATTGGAGCTCCACTTGATGTTCAGCAATTTTCTGGAGCAACATATGGAGGATTTGATCTTAATTTAAGTTTTAACAGATTATATGCCGGAATTGCAAATGTTGGATATATAGCTTCATATACTTTTAGTCCAACTTTTGATAGTTGGTATATGATTAGTTGTACTAGAAGTGGTGCAGAGATTAAAATATATCTTAATGGAAGTGAAGTTGGAACAGGTAGTAACTCTAGTAATTTTACCGCTATATTTGGTTTATTTGCTTGTAGCGATGGAGGTTATGTTGGTGGATCTTCCGCGGTTCAACTTGATGAAATAGGAGCTTGGAATCGCGCTTTAACTCCAACTGAAATTAATGATCTTTATAACGGGGGAAGTGGCAATACTTATCCATTTTATTTAGGTCTTTACTATAATAATGCACAAAATGATGGAGATTGGGGAAACCTTCTAAATTGGTGGCAAGATCCCAATTTTACAATTCAGGCAACTTCTCTTCCAACATCTAGCACCCCTGTTAATCTTTACAACCAAGTTACACAAAACACACAAGGTTCCAATCAATGTTTTTGCCTTCGTGCTACATTTTGGTCTGCTGATTTTGCTTATGGATTAACGCTTCAATCAAGCGGTGTTGTTAATATGCAGGGAAATTCTGCAATGGCTGGACATTCTACGGATGGGGTAAGTATGCATGATTCTTCACAACTGACATCAACTTCTGTAATTGATGGAAATGTTACAATGCGTGATTCTTCTAGGGCTTTTGGGTATATCGGAGGAAATGCTTATGTGTATTATGATGGCGGCAATGCACAATACCCAATCGGAGGAACTGTTGCTGGAACTGTAAGTTATATTGGTGGGCCCGCCGCATCTCCACAGTATTTTAATGATCAAGTATCTGGAGCTGGAAGCTACGGAGTAGTAGATGATTTGAATAATTGGTGGGCAGATGATACTTTTACTACAAGGCCAATTAATTCAGTTGGTTCTCAAGTTCTTCCAGATCCATCTACAGTATGTTATGTTTATGGAACGGGATTTCAATACGCCAGCACATATCCCTATAATTTTTCGGTAACAAGTATTGATGCATATGGATATGGATCAATAAATTTGGCTTCGGATTTTGATATAACTGTATCAGAAGCCCTTACCATGCACGATAACACATCCTTCCAAGCAGACGGATAAAATAAAACGACTATGGCACTTTACGGAAATGTTGTAATGTTGGACAATAGCTATGGTAGCTATCTTGGTGTGACATTTAACCAAAACCTAACAATGAGAAATAATTCATCGTTAAATTATGTTTTTGTAAATGGAAACGCAGATATTTATGATAGCGCAATCGTTGGAAACTCATATTTTATTAACTTTTTTACTCCTCAATTTGCTGTTCAAGGTACGCTGACTTTCCATTCCCAAAGCGCAACATCTAATGCTCTTAACTTTTTTGCAGGAGCTATTGCTTTTAATGTTCCATCAAGCGGTGGAAGTGGTGGATTTATTTCACGCTTGCTGAGATTCCCTTGGTTTATTAAATTCTAAAATTATGATTATACTATCTTCACCAATTACGATTACGCCTCCTCCGTACAATGGGAAGGAATTTAAGCCAATCACTTTTACTCAAATTGATTGGTTTGTTGTTTATGACAACGCCCGTCAGTCTGCTACTGCAACGATTAAACCAACGGGGCAACATTTGACTCTTTGGAACAAAAATACTACCCCGTCATACGATCAAGCTGGTCAATTTACCGATGCCGATGTAGATGCAAGAATGCGACAATTTTTGAATGTAAATTCTGGCAACGATGCCATTTCTGCGGTTTTACTTGCTCTTTACCCAAAACCAGCCGCATAAACGATTATGGCTCCGCACATTG